AATAGATGGTTTTACAGATAGAATAAAAGCAAGGGCAGTTTTAGAAAGTGAAGAAAGACAATTAACTTGTAAAAATAAACTATATAAAAGATATAAAGAATTTGGAATGACTAATTTAATTTTTGATAATCCTAAATTTATACCAAATGAAAATGTTAGGATTTTAAATAAAATTGAATTGTGTAGGCTTCAAGGTTTTCCAGATAATTATTGTGATATACTTTCAAGAAATAAAGCAGCTTCTTTACTTGGAGATGGTTGGACTTTACCAATAATTGAACATATATTTAGTTTTATAAAAAAGTAGTATATTTGGATTTCAATTTATTTCATTTTAAAGCTATGAGAGTAATAAATTTTAGCGGAGGTAAAACTTCTGCATTAATGACGATATTGTTAAAACCTAAAGATAATGATATCGTATTGTTCTGCGATACTGGTAGAGAGCATCCTATGACTTACAAGTTTATAGATGATTTTGAGTTGCATGAGGGAATTAGAATTACTCGTATAGCTTACGATGGTGGATATGATGGAATGGTAAGAAAGAATAAATTTTTACCTAATCAGCAAATGAGAATCTGCACAACTGAATTAAAGATAAAAACTGCCAAGAGGTTTTTAAGAAGTTTAGGAGTTCAAAAGTTTGAATCTTACATAGGATTTAGAGCTGATGAGGATAGAAGAGTTAGCGGATATAAACAATATTATAAAAAGGTTACTCCAAAATTTCCTTTGTATGATATGGGAATTAAGAAAGAAGATGTTAATCAGTATTGGCTAACAAAAAATTATACTTTAAACGTACCATCTATTTTAGGTAATTGTGATTTATGTTTTTTAAAAGGCAAAGCTGCTATAATTACTATCTTGCAACACTATCCAGAACTTGCAGATAAATGGATAGCAGACGAGGAAGCAATCGGAGCAACTTATTTTAAAGATTATTCTTATAAGCAGTTATTAAATATTGCAAATAAGCAATTAACTTTATTTGATTTGAAAGACCAACTACCTGCATATAATTGTTCATGTACAAGCTAATTTAAAGCGATGAGAGTAGACATAAAACCTTTATCAGTAAACAAATGCTGGCAAGGAAAAAGATTCAAGACAAAGGCTTATTTAAGCTATGAGAAAGAAATGTATTTCAAACTCAAGCCAATGAATTTGCCTGAAGCTCCATATCATCTTAAAATAGATGTAGGAATGAGTAGTTCACTTGCTGATATAGATAATTTCCTAAAACCTTTTATTGATATCCTGCAAAAGAAATATAATTTTAACGATAGGGATATTACTAAGCTGAGTGTTATGAAATATAAAGTACCTAAAGGACAAGAATTTATAGAGTTTTATGTCACAAATATTTAAAAAATTGTGACAAATAAAGAGAGGTTTTTAAAACTGGTATCAGAAGATGATACTCAAATATTAATAGAAATTAAAAATAGAATTAAAAAGCGTATGACACAGACAGCAATGCAATTAGCAATAGAACATTATGAAAATTTATCATTGAATGGTAGCAATCAAGCTTATGTTGTGGCAAAGTTTCTTAAAGAAAATTTTTTAGAAATTGAGAAGCAACAGATTATTAATGCAGTAGATGGATTTCCTATTGAGCATAGAAATATTCTTGGTGATGAATATTATGAAAAAACATTTAATAAATAACAATGTTTAAAACTTTTTAGTTTATTCTTATAAATTATGCACAAATTTGTTAAGATGAAAAATTATTCTATATGCTCGATATGTTGCAACCTTTTAAATAATAAGGGCGAATGCTTATTTTGCTTAATAAATTCACAAAGATGAAGCATATTTACGATAAGCATAAACAATGGATTGAAATCGTTAAAAGGTTTGGGGAGGTTAATTACGCAGAGGATATAGTCCAAGAGGCTTACATCAAAGTAAATGGCAAGGATATAAACGAGGCATATTTTTATTTTACTCTACGCTCTTTAACTATGGATTTGCATAGAAAGAAAGTGATTAAGGTTGAGATTGATGATGATATTTTAAACATACCAGAGGAATACTTGAATCATTTAGAAGAGGTAGAGCCTTACATGAATATTATAAACGATTGGAGTTGGTATGATAAGAAACTATTTTTATTATATCTAAATAATGACTTTTCAATTAGAGAATTAAGCCGAGAAACTGGTATCAATTTCTCATCTGTATATAACACATTAAACAACTGTAAAGACAAATTAAAACAATGGCAAAAGCAAGAAGAAAAGTATCGCAGGGGTTAGGCGATACAATAGAGAAAATCACTGAAGCTACCGGAATAGATAAAGTAGTTAAATTTATTGCAGGAGATGACTGCGGTTGCGATGAGCGTAAAGAGAAACTAAATAAGTTATTCCCTTACAATAAACCTAATTGTTTAATCGAGGATGATTACAACTATCTAACTAATTTCTTTAAAGAGAATCCTAATCAGATTACTCCTTTAGTGCAAAGAGATTTAGCAGGTATTTATTTAAGAGTTTTTAAGATTCATTTAGAAAGCTCAAACTGCCCATCTTGCTGGAGAGATTATATTAGCCAATTACAAAAAATTTATAACGAATATGCCAGTATATAAATGCTCAAATGGTAAATACAGAATTGGAAGCGGACAATGTATTTATGATTCTAAAGAGAAAGCTACTGAAGTATGGCAGGCTATTATCGCAGAGGGTAACTATTCCGCTAATATCAATAAGGTTTCTTTTGATTTTGACGGCACTATATCTACTAAAAGAGGTCAAGAGATGGCTTCAAAGTTTATGAATGAGGGTAAAATAGTTTATATTGTTACTCGCAGGAATGAAACTATGAGCGGACAAGTTTATAAGGTGGCAGAGAAATTAAACATATCAAAGAATAAAATTATCTTTACTAATGGTAAGTACAAATGGGAGGCTATTAAAAGACTTGACATTGGCACTCACTACGATAATAATCAGCAGGAGATAGATTTAATTAATTCTAATACAGATGCGAAAGGAGTAAAATTTTAATGGCAGATGAAGTAGTTAAAAAGCAAAGAGGTGGAGCAAGACCAAACTCGGGTAGACTAAAAAAGGATGAACTAATAACTTTGATAGAATCAATGGATGCCGTTATGGTACCAGAGGAGGTATGGGTTGCTTTATCTGGTAAGATTGAGCAAGGAGATACTAACGCTATGAAAACTTGGCTTCAGTATAGGTACGGAATGCCAAAGCAAATCATCGAGCAAAATAATACTCATAATATTAATAACTTTAATATCGAGGATGTTTTTAAAATTGAATGATAAAACTCAATAATAAATACAACGGACTTAAAAATAAAACTCGCTTCTTTATTATTACTGGTGGTCGTGGTAGTTCTAAATCTTTTGGTGTAGGTACTTTCGCTTGTATCTTATCTTTTGAGGCAGGGCATAAATTATTATTTACAAGGCAGACAATGACATCTGCTCATTTATCTATTATACCAGAATTTCAAGAGAAGATAGAACTGTTAGAGGCTAATGATTTCTTTGAGGTTAATAAATCAGAGATTAAAAATAAGGCTTCTAATAGTGAGATATTATTTAGAGGAATCAAGACATCTTCTGGTGACCAAACGGCAAATCTCAAATCCTTGCAAGGTGTTACTACTTGGATTTTAGATGAGGCTGAAGAATTAACAGATGAGATTACATTCGATAAGATAAATCTATCTATCAGGCAAAAAGGAAAGCAAAATAGAGTAATACTAATTCTCAATCCATCAACGAAAGAACATTGGATTTATAAACGCTTCTTTGAGAGTGCAGGAGTACAAGCAGGATTTAATGGTGTTAAAGGAAATGTTACTTACATACATACAACTTTCGAGGATAATATAGACCATTTAGACCAGTCTTTTCTTGATGAGATAGAAAGAATTAAATTAACGAATCCTAAAAAATATGAGCATCAGATTTTAGGTGGTTGGCTGGATAAAGCCGATGGAGTTGTTTTTACAAATTGGAAATTTGGTGCATTTAATCCTAATGGGTTACAAACTTCTTTTGGTATGGACTTTGGATTCTCAATCAATCCAGATGCTTTGGTAGAGGTGGCTATTGATAAGACTAAAAAGATTATCTATGTAAAAGAGCATATATACCAGCGTGGACTTAAAACTCATGCTCTTGCTATTGTTGTTAAACACGCTGTTGGTGGTGGTTTAATAATAGCAGATAGTGCAGAGCCAAGACTTATAGATGATTTAAAATATCATGGATTAAATATTCAAGCAGTAAAGAAAGGTACAGTTGAAAGCGGTATTTTAAGAATGCAAGACTATGAAATTATAGTAGAAGAAAATAGTACAAATATTGCAAAGGAATTTAATAATCATGTTTACCTAAATAAACCAAGCAAACTTTACATTGATGATTGGAATCACATAATTGATGCTATCCGTTACAATGTAATTTATCATCTTGACAACCCAAATAGAGGTAATTACGCAGTATATTAAAAAAAACAAATCAATAATTTTAAAATAACGTTTATATAATAATATGAAAGTAGAAATCACTATACCATCAAATTTAAATGAGATTAAACTCTGGCAGTATCAAAAGTATTTGAAGATTGCTAAAGAGAATGAAGAAAGTGATGGAGAATTTTTAAAGCAAAAAATGATTGAGATATTCTGCGGAGTATCTTTAAAGTTTGTTGCGAGTATGAAGTTTAGAGATGTAGAAGATATTTCTGCTCATATTAGCAGATTATTTAACGATAAATATAAGTTAATAAATAGGTTTAAATTCAAAGGTTTAGATTTTGGGTTTATTCCTAATTTGGATGATATAACAAATGGCGAGTATGTAGATTTAGACACTTACATACCAGATTGGGATGAGATGCACAAAGCTATGGCAGTCTTATTTAGACCAGTTATCCAGAATTTAAAGGATAAGTATATTATTGAGGATTATAAAGGCTCTGCAAAGTATAGCGATGCGATGTTAGATTTACCTTTAGATATTGTATTTGGTGCAGTTGTTTTTTTTTGGGATTTAGGCAACGAATTGTTGAGCAGTACGATGGACTTTTTGGAGGAGGAACTGGAGAATCCGACTATTCAGAGCAAGCTCAATTCGGTAATAGGTGGGGATGGTACTCGAGCATTTATGCACTCGCTCAAGGAGATGTTAGGAGATTTGAAGATATCAGCAAACTAAATATACATCAATGCTTAACCTACTTAACATTTGAAAAGCAAAAGACAGAATTAGAAATGAAAATGATAAATAAACAAAATAAACGATGAATGGATATTACTATGTAGCTAATAGGTTGAAAGAATATTTAAAGGCTACTAACTTTATTAATACAGTTACGATAGGCGATATTTTTGAGGTTGATTTAACCAAGCAAACTATATTCCCTTTATCTCATATCATCGTTAATAATGCGCAACTTACAGAGAATTTAATTACCTTAAATATCTCTATTTTGTTTATGGACATCGTTGATATTAGTAAGCAACCTATAACTGATTTATGGGATGGCAATGATAACGAGCAAGACGTTTTAAATACGCAACTTGCCTTGGCTAATAGGTTAGTAAGTGATATGTTAAGAGGTACTTTATTTAGCGAATTGGTGCAGGTTGTTGGAAGTCAAAATTGCGAGCCATTTATAGATAGATTTGAGAATAAAGTAGCAGGCTGGACTTTGACTTTCGACGTGATGATACCTAATGATATTACTATTTGCTAATGGCTTTAGAGGAAACTTACGCAGCTTTAAAACGCTTTAGAGATTACGTTATACAACAAAGTAGAAGTAACTTAACACGAGGCGGAAAGAACGTTACTAAAGGACTTTATAATAGCATCAAAGGGGAAATAATAACCGATAACGGATATGCGATTGTAGGCTTTAGTATGGATGAATATGGGCAATATCAAGACCAAGGGGTAAAGGGTAAAACATCATCAGCTAAAGCTCCTAATAGTCCGTTTAAATTTGGAAGCGGTAGAGGTAAAAAAGGAGGCTTAACAAATGGAATTGAAAAATGGGTAAAGCAAAGAGGCATACAATTTAAAGATAAAAAGACTGGCAGATTCTTGAGTTATAAAGGAACTGCTTTTTTAATTACAAGGTCAATTTATCACAAAGGATTAAAGCCAAGTTTATTTTTTACTAAACCATTTGAGGCAGGTTATAAGAAGTACATAGATGAGGATTTAATGAAAGCCTTTGGAATGGATATAGATACTATGGTAGATGTTAATTTAAAAGATATAAAATGATATTAAACGTAAGAAGTCCATATTTTATTGAGGTGGCAGAAACTGGACAAATAGGTAGTAAGGTTGAGATATTTATTTATAACTATCCTAATAGCTTGCCAGCATCTCCTAATTATACACTAACAAAGAGCATACCATCTACAACTCAGATAGGTACTATTTATAATATAAGCCCTTTTATAAAGGAGTATATTGATAATGTTGCGCCAGAGGATAGCACTAATTTAAATTGGGCGAAAGTTAGAATTAAGAGATATAAGGAAACTGCTATTGGAGTTTACACTTTGTTAGATACTACCGACCATTTCGCAGTAAATGGTTATACTAACTACACAAATGGTGCTAATTACACTTACTCAAATAATTACATTAACCCTTTAATAGATAGCACAAAAGAGGTGCAGTATTATTTATCTTATACTATACCTTATGTTTCTACTTTAATAAGCACAACTACTTTAGATAAGGTTGATATTGTTTATACGGATTTAAGAGGTAGAAATATTACAACTACAAATTTTATCACTACTGGTGGAAGCACAGTTTCAAATCTTTATAAAATACCTTTAACAACTACAAATACTAAATATTCAAATGGTAATTATACTGCTATAAAATATTATTTGAATGGTGTTAATACTTTAACTTACAATTTCACAGTTACACCAATTTGCGAGCCAAAATACACTCCAGTAGTATGCTCTTTTATTAATCGATTTGGAGGTTGGCAATTTCTAACTTTCTTTAAAGCTCAAACAAATAACATCAGCGTAAAAGGTACAAATTATAGAATTTATCAAGATTCAATTTCTTACGATGTTAGCAAAGGACAAAGCAAAAGTTTTAACATAAATGGTAATCAAAATATTAAACTTAATACTGGTTGGGTACCGGAAAGCTATTCAGATATTATACAAGATTTACTTTTATCTGAATGCGTTTTATTAGATGGTAAACCAGTTGAAGTAAAAACACAAAGCACAGATTTAAAGACTTCGTTAAAGGATAAGAATATCAATTACGAAATTGAATTTACATATAGTTTTGACTTAATAAATAATGTAGTTTAGATGGTAGTTGTAGGAGTTTACATTTACATAGGTGGAATAGCAAAGAGGTTAGAGCTATTTAGCGATGAGAAAATTAGCGTTACAAGTTCGGTGCAAAATGTATCGGATATTTCTAAAATCTTTACAGACTTTTCGCAATCTTTTACAGTTCCTGCATCGGATAATAACAACAAAATCTTCGCTCATTGGTACGATAATAGCGTGAGTAATGGTTTTGATTCAAGAAAAAGAAAAGATGCTTACATCGAGTTAGATACTATACCTTTTAGAAAAGGAAAAATACAATTAGAATCAGCTAATTTAAAAAACGGAAAGCCAGAGAATTATACTATTACTTTTTTTGGGAATCTGGTATCACTAAAAGATACTTTTAAAGGTTTATATTTAAAGGATTTATCTACATTATCTGCATATGATTTTAGTTATAGCGGTTCGGTTGTTATTAATAAGGTAAATTCTCAAACATCTGATAACATTAAATTTCCTTTAATTACATCAAATAGAGCATGGACTTATGGAGATTCTGGAGCAAATGATATAAAACAAAGTACAAAGCCAATAGTATTTAACGAGTTATTCCCTGCTTTAAGATTACCGAGAGTATTTGATGCAATAGAAAGCTATTACGATATTAATTTTACTGGATCATTTCTAACAGATACAAGGTTTACAAATGCTTATTTATGGCTAAAAAATGGAGATGTATTTTCTCCAGAAAGCGATAAGCTAATAGTATTTGAATCTGTAACTCAATTTGTAGATTACTCGTATTTTAATTTAAGCGAGAATCTATTTACTTATGTTCCTTATAACCCACCATCAGGACATTCAAAGTCTGAAACTGCAAGTTTATTTATAACATTTACTGCATCAGCATTACCTTATACTTTGGTAGTTTTAAAAGATGGGATTCAATATTATAGCCAAAACTTAACTACATCTACAAGTGGGCAAACTATATCGTTATCAGTCTTTGCAAGTGGGGATTATCAGTTTAAAATAGTATCTAAATTTACTGTTACTTTTACTTCTACTTTCTCTTTCTTTGTTGAGGATTTTGATGAGTTTGATGTTCCAACTACGATAGATGATATTACTGCCGTTCAATCTACATCATCAAGCACAACATCTCAAATATCGGTAGCACCTTTAATGCCTAATATTAAGGTAGAAGATTTCTTTAGTGGAATCTTAAAGATGTTTAATTTGACTTGCTATTCTACGGATGGAGTTAATTACACTTTAAGAGAGCTTGAGGAATGGTATAGCGGAGGAAATATTATTGATATTACAAAGCATATCATTAGCGATACAACTGGAATAGATAGAATAAAACCTTATAAGAGGATTAATTTTGAATATGAAAAGAGCGAGAATTTAATTTCTACTGCTTACCTATCAGCAAATGGCGTTCAATATGGTAATCTATTGCAGGAATTTGATGCTGATGGAGAGGAGTATGGTATTAAAGTGCCTTTTGAAAATATGTTATTCTCTAATCTATCTGGTAGGTTGCAGGTAGGGTATTGCTTAAAAACTGATTTAAAACCTTACATCCCTAAACCGATTATTTTATACGATTTTGGGGTGCTTCAAAGTGCAGGTTCTACTGGATTTTATTTTAGTGATGGTAGTTCTACCAGTTTAATATCTAACTATAATGCCTTTGGCTCTGAAACATCAATTTCAAGCGTTCTACACTCTTTAAACTTTGGAACAGAGCAAAGTAGTTTAACTAACGAGGTAGTTTCAAATAGCCTATTTAGTGAGTATTATTTTAACTATCTGAATAACCTATTTACAACTAAAGCAAGGAAGATAAAAGTAAAGGGATTTCTGCCTATTAGCTTACTAACATCTTTAGAACTTAACGATAGATTGATTTTAAGGGATAAGAGATATATTATAAATTCTTTTACAACGGACTTAACTACTGGAGAGGTAGACTTTGAATTAATTAACGATTTTAGAACATTATGATAAAACAAATTTTAAATATGCTATCATTAAATGAGCATTATGGAAAAAGCGAATTGATAGAAATTGCTAAAGGAAAATATCAGTTACAAACAACAATAAAAGGAGGAGTTAAACAAATCAAAAGAGAATCAAAATGGCAGAAAAGAAAACAATTGAGTTAGAGGTTAAGAGTAATATTGGTGGCTCTATTGCTGAATTAAAGCAATTAAAAAGAGAATTAAAAAACGCTGCGGTTGGCTCTGATGATTTCAAAAGAATTTTCAACCAGATTGATGATTTAGAGGATAAAATTAAGTCTGCTAAAAAGACTTCTTCTGATTGGGTTGATAGTTTAGAGCAGGCAGGAGGTCCGTTAGGTGCTTTAGGAGGTGCAATTAATAAAGCTAAAGTTTCTACTCAATCTTTCGGAGGTGCTTTAAAAGCTACCGGTATAGGTTTAATAGTTGGTTTGCTTGGTGGGTTAGCTGCTGCATTCTCTGAAAATGAGGGAGCGATGAAAAAGTTGCAACCTTTATTAGATGGAATCTCTAAAATATTTCAAGGAGTATTTAGAGCGGTAGAGCCTTTATTCAATACTTTGGTAGACTTGGCTATTTCTGCATTACCTATGGTTAGTAAAGCCTTTGGTACTGTTTATTCTGTACTTACTGCTACGCTTCAATCATTTGGTGCTATTGGTTCTGCTATTGGTAAATTAATAAAAGGAGATTTTGCTGGTGCTTGGGATTCTGCTAAAAGTTCGGTTACTAACTTTGGTAAAAACTATAATGATAGCTTAAAAAGGTTTGAAGATGGCACAAAAGAACTTACTAAAAGTGAAAAGTTAAGTGCAGAGGAAAGAAATGCTATTAGAGAAAAAGAAATTGCTGCTAAAATAGCAAGAGATGAAAAGGAAAAAGCAAGGCAAGAGAAATTAGCTAAAGAAGAGAAAGAAAGATTTGATAAAAGGCAAGCGGAAATTGATGCTTATACTCTTACTCAAGAAGAATTACAAAAGGAAAAAGATGCTTTAAAAGAGCAGGAAGATGCTAAAAAAAATAAATTAGATTTCTCAAAAGGAATGCAAATTCTACAAGAGAAAAAAAGTTTATTAGACCAAGAGGTTGCAGATGAAAAAGCAGCAGCAGAAGCGAAAGCTGCTATACAAGATGCTCAATTAAATTTAGCTGCTCAAGGTGTAGGATTTTTAAAAGATATTGCTGGTAAAAATGTTGCTTTACAAAAGGCTGCTTTATTAGCAGAATCTGCGGTAGCTATTGCAAGAATTATTATTAATACCAGAGCAGCGAATGCAAAAGCGGTAGCAGCATCTCCTCTTACATTTGGTCAGCCAATGGTAGCGATAAACACTATTAGCGGAGTTTTATCTGTTGCCTCTACATTATTAGCAACAAAAAAAGCGTTATCATCTTTAGGCGGAGGAAGTGTACCGAGTGCGCCATCTTTAAGTGGTGGTGGTGGTAGTGGAGGTAGTGCAGGTGGTACAGAAACTACTCAATCAGTAGCACCACAATTTAATGTAGTTGGTACAAGTGGAAGTAGTCAAATCGCTGCAACTTTAGGTCAAGAGCAAGCACCTATTAAGGCTTATGTTGTATCAAATGACGTAACAACTGCTCAAAGTTTAGATAGAAATATCATCACTACGGCTACTTTAGGAGGGTAATTTTAGCTAATTGTAGCAAGTGCTAGCTTTTGCTTGGCTTTTGCTAGCTTTTGGTTACCAAATTGTAGCAAAGGCTTACCAAAGTGTAGCAGATAAGATAAGATAAGAGAAGATAAGATATAGTGATTGTTTTTTTTATTTTGAAAATAGTACAAAAATTTATTTAAAACGTTTATAAGAAAATGAGAATAGTAGAATTAATTATAGAAAAAGATATTGACGGAATCGATGCGGTTAGCGTTGTAGATTTTCCTGCAATCGAATCTAATTTTATTGCATTGAATAAAGAGCATGAAATTAAACTTGCTCAAGTTGATTCAGAGAAAAGGATTTTGATGGGTGCTGCTCTAATACCTAACAAACAAATTTATCGTAAGGTAGAAGAGGATGAGTTCTATGTTTTCTTTTCAAAAGATACAGTTAAAAAAGCATCAGAATTATTCTTGCAAAATGGTAATCAGTCAAATGCTACTTTACAACATCAATCTAAAATAGATGGTATGACAGTTGTTGAGTCTTGGATTATCGAAGATGAGCAAATGGATAAGTCTAAAAAATATGGCTTTAGTTTACCAGTAGGAACTTGGATGATTTCAATGAAAGTTGAAAATGATGAAATCTGGCAAAAGGTAAAAGATGGAGAAGTAAAAGGTTTTTCAATAGAGGGATTTTTTGCAGATAGGTTGCAGATGCAAAAGGATGAAGAATTAATTAATCAAATAATAGAGATTTTAAATAATGGCAGATAAATCAAATAGCCCACAAGGTGGTAAAAGAGGTTGCCTTTGTGATAATGGTAAAACCTATTCTAAAGAATGTTGCAAAGGAGAGTTAAAAAATCAAGGTGTAGGAGCTTTAGTTTCTCAAGGAACATCTTTAATTATCAATACAAACTCATCGAGAACAATTACAAGTTAAAATAAATAAATAATCAAATTATGTACAAAAACAAATTGAATCAAATCAAATCTCTATTGTCTTTAGAGGTTAAGTTGGCTCAAGCGAAGTTAGAAGATGGGATAACCATCGTAGAAGCGGAGTCTTTTGAGCCAGATTTTTCAGTTGGTATTGTTACTGCTGATGGAATTGTTCCTATGCCAGTTGGAGAATACACTTTAGAAGATGGCAAAATCGTTGTTATCGAGGTAGAGGGTATTATCAAAGAGGTTAAGGATGCAGTTAAAGAAGAAGCACCAATGCCAGAAGAAGAAGCACCAATGCCAGAGGCAGAGGTAGAAGTAGAAGTTGAGGCTGAAGTACAACCTAAAAGGATTGTAGAAAGCGTATCTAAAGAAACTTTCTTTGCTGAAATCGAAAAATTAAGAGCAGAATTTTCAGCTATCAAATCTGAAAACGAAGACTTAAAAGCAAAATTAGAATTAGCATCTCAAACAGAAGAGGGTGCAGAGGCTATCGTAATGAATCCAGAGAACAAAACTGAAGTATCTGGTTTCCAATTTTCAAAAAACAAGACAAAATCTATTCAAGATTCTGTTTACTCAAAAATGTTTAACTAATTAAATTAAAAAAATAATGGCTACTACTACATCAATCACTACTACTTACGCAGGCGAATTCAAAGATAAGATTATCGCTGCTGCTTTATTGTCAGGTTCTACCATCGAAAATGGTGGAATTGAGATTAAACCATCTATCAAGTATAAAGAAGTTATCAAAAAACTTTCTACTGATGCTATCTTGAAAGATGCTACTTGTGATTTCTCTGCTACTTCAACTGTTACTTTAGCAGAAAGAATTTTGCAAGTTGAAGATTTACAAGTGAACTTACAACTTTGTAAAAAAGATTTTCATTCAGATTGGTTGTCAGCTCAACAAGGATACTCTGCTTATGATGTATTACCTACTTCATTCCAAGATTTCTTGATGGCTCACGTTGCTGCTAAAGTTGCTGCAAAAATCGAAACTAATATCTGGAGTGGTGTAACTGCTAACGCAGGAGAGTTCAATGGTATTGCTACTATTGCTTCTTTGGATGCAGGTTTACCAACTGCTCAAGAGGTTGCTGGTACAACTGTAACTTCTTCTAACGTTGTTGCTGAAATGGGTAAAATCGTTGATGCTATCCCTGCTGCTCTTTACGGGCAAGAAGATTTATACATCTACGTTTCTCAAAACATCGCTCGTGCTTATGTTAGAGCTTTAGGTGGATTTGGTGCAAGTGGTTTAGGTGCTAATGGTACTAACGCTCAAGGAACACAATGGTTTAACAACGGAAGTTTATCTTTTGATGGTGTTAAGATATTTGTTGCAAACGGATTAGCTGCTAACACTGCAATCGCTACTTTGAAATCTAACTTATTCTTCGGATGTGGTTTATTAACCGACATGACAGAAGCTAAAGTTATCGACATGGCTGATTTAGATGGTTCTCAAAATGTAAGAGTAATCTTAAGAATGAGCGCAGGTGTTCAAATTGGTGTTATCGAAGACGTAGTTACTTACGGAATCACTAACTCTGCTAACTAATATTAGCAAATAATTTAAAAGCAGGGGATTAAATTCTCCTGCTTATTTTAATAAACACTTTAAATCAATTAATTATGGCTTGTGATATTTCATTGGGTAGAATTGAACCTTGTAAAACGAGTAATGGAGGACTGAAAGCAGTTTACATTATGAACGAGGGAGATGCTACTGGTGTAACATATGATGCAACTGATACCGATGGTATTACTGCAATAGCTGGTACTCCTACCGCATTCAAGTATGATTTAAAAGGAAACTCATCTTTTGAGCAAACTATTAACTCTTCAAGAGAAAATGGTACAACT